CAATCCCGTAGCACCGCCTTGGCGTAGGCGTACTGCTCCCAGCAGATCGAGTTGCGGTCGTAGCCTGCCGTCGTGATCGACACGAGGAGCGGTTGCTCGCGGGCCGCGCCGCCGTAGCGGAGGGCATCCCAGAGGCGGCGATCTTTCTGGGCGTGTAGCTCATCGAACAGCAAGCCGTGAATGTTCAAGCCTTCCGCACGGAAGGCGTCAGCGGAAAGCACGCGGTAGAACGACGCTTCCTTGCGGTACGCGATCGTGCGGCGAGAGTCGATGACCTCCAGCACCCGCGAGAGTTGCGGCGAGGCCCGCACCATGCTCGCGGCCTCACGGTAGACCACCGAGGCCTGCTCACGATCCGCTGCCGCACCGTAGACTTCGGCTCCGTTCTCGCCGTCCATGACGAGCAGATAGAGGCCGATGCCCGCGAGCAGGGTGGACTTGCCCTGCTTTTTCGACGTCGAGATGTACGCCACGCGGTAGCGGCGGGTGTTGTCGGCGAGCCGCTTCCAGCCGAACAACTCGCCGATCATTATTGTCTGCCACTCAAGCAGCGTGAACGGCTGGCCCGCGTGCTTGCCCTTGCTGTGCCGTAGCCAGCCTTCGAAAAAGTTGACGGCGTGCTGCGCGGCCTCGGGGTCGAAGTAGTAATCAAGCCCCTGGCGTACGGCGTCGCTTCGCAGCGTAGGCGGCAACCGGGTCTGTTTCTTCCTGGGCATGAGTGCTTACCTGCGACCGGCTGCTCGGCGTCATGCCGAACTCTTGCTCAATCCGTAGCATCGCGGCGTGATGGCGGTGCATCTGAGTTGCCCACGGAGCAACCTGCGTGTATTTGATCCGCATCTTCCCGTCGGTGCGGTTCGGGTCTGGCTCCCAGTGCGTGTATTCCTCGCCTGCGACCTTCACTTTCTCATAGCACGCAAGGTACAGAGCCGTCTCGATGCAGTACCGCGTCAGCGTCGGCACGTCGGCCTCGGTCAGCACCCGCATTCGCGAGAGCGTTTGCACTGTGTCCTTCCACACATCGACCGCCTTGCCGTCGAGGGTCTTCGGCGGCGGGAAGTCCTGCGGCATGAGGGCAGGCGTCGGCTCGTCAGACGGCAGCGACTCCTTCGACGGGTTGCCGCGAATGTATTTCAGGATCGACGGTTCGGGGGCGGGGCCGCGCTTGCCCATGTCAGTTCTCCAGTAGCCGTTCGGCAAGTGTCATCGCTCTGCCGATTGCTTGATCCATGTCGTAGTAGCGGTATTCCCCGAGTCTGCCAGCAATCAGCACCCTTGGCGTCGCGTTAGCACGGTTCCGGTACTTCTTGTATAGCGAATCGTTGGCCTCATCTGGAAACGGGTACTCGTAATCGGATGGGCTGTCCGGCGTGAACGGGGTCTCTGTTGTAATCACGGAGCCCTGAATCCGATTGGCGATGTCAGGCTGCATCATGTGCTTCCATTCCAGCGTTCGGATATGCCGCCCGCCTGCGTGCGTCGGGTTGTTGATCTGCCCGCGACGCTGAATGTAGTTCGCGTTTGGGTCGTAGCGATGCTCGCGTCGCTGACCTCGATACTGGAGGCGGCCGATGTCGAAGCCAAAGAACTCGTCAATCGCCCCCGTGAACACGAGGCATCTTGTCGCTTCAATCTCGCGACTTCGCTCAAGGTAGTCGTAGTTCAGCATAACGGGGATGCCGTCGAGCATCTTGAGGGTCCACGCCGCGTAGCCATCAACCGGGATGCCTTGGTGCTTTGACTGAGGCTTGAGCCGAGGGTCGTCGTCTGACCGAACGTCGAAGCGGCTGCACAGCCTTGCGTCAAGAGTTTTGCACGACACGCCCCATTGTTTTTCGTTGTATTCCTTGACGAACTTGTCGTAGATAACTCGCGGCATCATCGACAACGCGGCTTCTTCAAAATTTGACGGCGAGCCCAAAAACTCCGGTGACCATGAGTCGCCCACCTTTTTGCGGACGTAGGACTCGCCAAGAGGCCACGGCACAAGGTCGCCATCCGCGGCTGATAACAGCGCGGCCTCGTATCGAAAGAATGATCCAAACCGGCTCGCCCACTCCCAAATGCGGTCGCACGACGTGCGGAAATAGTGCGGGCCGTAGGTGTGGATTCGGACGCCCGAACAATGAGCGTGATCGTGGACGTTCCCGCCCATGTGGCTGCGGCGATCTACGACCAAGACCTCTCGGCCCGCGTCAGCAAGCGTGCGGGCAATTACGGCGCCGGTTAAGCCAGAGCCGACAATGAGGTAGTCGACTCTCATCATGCGGCCCGAGGCTTGCGGTGCTTCTCGTCGATGATCACAGGGCAGGCGTTAGCCCATCTCACGTTGTGATGAATGCGGCTGTGTTTTTTTCCTCTCAACATGGCGATTTTGACGCACGAAGGAGCAACGAGAACGGAGTAGAAAGATTTGATGTACGTGCCGAACTCCCTGTAGATATCAGTGCACCCGCCGTCGCGCTTTTGCGTTTCTGGTTGGTCGATCCGAAGTCTCGGAATGGTCGCGAACAAATCGCCTCTTCTTCCGCACTCGACATACAGATTTACGTCATCGTTGACGCGACCCCGGAAAGTCACGGGAGCGTCCGTGCGAAAAAAGAACGTGTTCATGACTTTTCTGGAAAGGTCGCCGCGAGACCCAAGTTTTGCAACCTTGGCGTTCGCGCCTCCAATGAAGTCGCCGGCTTGAGCGAAACAAACGGTCTTTGCACCAGAGTCATCCATAAAGCGAATGCAGGCAGGGATGATGTCATCGAGGCATCCTGTTCTGACGTTTCGTGTGATGTATTGCCGGTCGTTGTTCATCGCCCAGCGAAACTGAATGTAGTCGTCATCGAGTTGCCAAAAGTATTTGATCCCAAGCTGCTTTGCGACACGAAAGTTCCAGTTTCGTGCAAACACCACAGAGTTGTGCCTCATGTAGTTGTCGCACGCGTCTGTAGCATCAACCGCAGCCTGCTTGTCGAACACGATTACTTGGTCGCCGAACTCTTTGCGGTAGTCCTCGAGCTGTTTGTCCTTGTCGTCAACGAGCAGGTAGATTTTCCCCGTGTACCCGCACTTGCGGAGCGAGTCGTAGGTCAAGACGTTTCCGGCGCGGCCATGCGTCAGAATGAACACCGCAAAGTCATTCGGCATCGGCAGTCTCCTTCTCGTCGGCATACACGGCATCAAGTGCCTGCCCGAGTCGCGTCCACCCGTTCTTGATCGCCGCATCGAGGTCAACGATCACGAGGGCACTGTCTTCCATCAACTGCTGCACGTCGGCCTCGGAGTGAGCGTAGTAGTTGGCGATTTCTTGAAAGTTGAAAACGACGTGCCGATAAGCGGCAGCACGGAGGAAGTGCTTTTCGTTTTCGGGTAGATCGCTGGCGTCAATCGCCTTGAGGAGCTTGAGGCAGTACGCCTCGTCGAAGCACTGCGACAGGTCTGGTTTGTCTCCGATCTTCGCGTACGGAGGAACTTCGACCTTGTCGGTGTAAGGGTTCTCGTTCTGCTCGCCGGCATCGTCAAAAACGGCCGACCCGCCCGACTCGTCCGGCCCCCTGAGTGTTTCGTAGAGTCCTGCCTGCGCTGCCGTCGCTGCAAGCATCTGCTGCAACGCCTCGCTCCCCGTGTCCACGTTGCGGAGCAGTTCGTCCAACTTGGCCGCGTCGGAGTCGGCCATCGCAGCAAGCGGATCGAGCGTCGCGAGCAACTTGTCGGCCTCGGCCTCGGTGACGTCGAGGATCAGCACCGGCACGTCGCCGTCGCCAAGCGTCTCGGCACGCAGGTGCCCGTCGATCAGCATGAGCGAACCGTCGGGCAGTTCGCGGGCGAGGCAGGCGTCGGCCAGCCCGACCTCGGCCAAGACTCCCCGGAGGGCATCCTGCTGGGCCTTGGGGTGCGTCCTCCAGTTCTTCGGATTGGGCCGGAGGTCGCTTGCAGGCACCATACGGAGCGATTTGACGCGGTTTCGAATGTTCATGGGGGGAAACTATTCCTCGGGACAAAGGGGCCGGAAATCGCGTTGTAGACGGTCTGGCAAGGGGGGGGTCGAAAACTCCCGAAAACGCGCGCGCGGGGGATACGGCTGGTTTTCCTCAGACGTGCTCGGCAAGGCGACCCCCACCCCCCCATGCGGGGGTTGCCCTTTATATATATGGGCCTCTTGTTTCATCGGCTCCGACCAAAAAGTCCACGTCCATCGGTATTCGTCTTGCGGCTGTGGCACGAAGCACACAGGCACTGCCCGCCATCCACGTCATACCGCGAGCGTCCATCCTGGCAGACCTCGGTCCCATGCACGACCGGGCTGCGATGATCCGCGTGAGCTTGCCGCTTGTCGGCACAGACTCGCCCGCAGTCCTGGCACTGCCACGCGTCGCGGGTCAGCACCGCGATCCGCCACGCCTTGTGCCGCTTGTCGCAGTAGCCGCGTGCTGCGGCGTTGGGCCGCTGCTCTGGGATCGACGCGGAGCGGAGACGCGGCGGGCGGTAGGTCGGGATTCGCGTTGGCACGGGTCACGACTTGAAGGCGACGATCCCGATAGTACCAGTCGAGTTCGTGCTGCCGTTGACGATCCGCACGAACGGGACCGCGA